GTTCAAATTGATTTCTAAGAAAATTATAAATCAAATCTTTGGTTTCTTGAATAAGAAAATCCTCTTTTTTTATCTTTATTCTAGCTTCATTAATTCTCTTATTACACATCTCTGAAAGAATACCTGTTTTGTTAAGATTGGAATCCTTGATGAATGGAATTTTCATGTAATCTTCATACATATTTTCCAATCTTATTGAGTATGTTGGTATTAATTCTGACGGATAAATTAACATTGGATTATTATGTTGAATTGAATTTAAAATGTTATTTAGAAAATCATGATAGGAAGGTGGTTCTTTTTTGGTCCAAGTGAATAAAAATCTTGATAAAACTTTATCGTATGGATTTCTTGTTGTTACAATAATTTTGGGATTATCGATTTCGGGTGGAATATAATAACTATGAATTGCAGACATTGCAGGGTTAGATACTTCCGTGAAGTTACCATTAGAATCGAAGTTTCTTGTATATGTGTAGAAATCAAAATAGGTGAATATCCAAGAGGCATTAACCGTACCTGTTTTCATAGGTAAGACCAAATAATGGTCATATGTTTTTGAATAAATAAAATTTTGAAATATCATATTTATAACTATAAAATTATAGTCTTAGGACATAAATTTTAAACCCCAATTTATGGACGATGCAAATAAACAGGGAAACGTGGCAGAAGACATTCCAAGAAAATCTGTCTCAAATATTTTTAATGCTAGCTCTGTTCTTCAATCCTTTTGGATTCGATGCCGTTCAATATTCCCTAATACTTTGGACAGGAAGTTTATGGAGAGCGAATTTCGTTTTGTATTGTATTGCGGGGCTATTCTTTGGATTATATTTCTACTTTCGAAAATTATCTAAAGCGCCTTAAGTTTTCCCTCTTTGAAGGCATTGAAGTTTGGTCCTTTGACCAAAAAGAATTCTTTTCCTACTTTTCTATATCCCAAAATTCCCGCATTTTTTGCTGCTGCAAAGAAAGATGAGTGTTGACCTCTCAAATCTCGTGGTTTGTAAATAAAGCCACCTTTAGTTTTTCTATACTGTGTCTTACCGTCTACAGTTATTTTTTCTATGTATCCAATGTCTGTGAGAAAATCAAGTTTTGTTCCTATTTTACCTGAATCCAAAAACTTCACAAGTTTTTCTATCCAACCTTTTTTTCTACCAAAAGTGTAACCATACGATGGTCTAAAGAAACTTGATGTACCTACAATCTTTTCGCGAAGTTGGGCGTTTTCTTTAACTTTTTCTAAACACTTACTCGAAATGTAAGCCCTAACTCCCTCTGCAGTACTTCCTATTGTGTCCATTATTCTGAACTTAACATCAATTCCGAAATTTTCCAATCCTAAATCGATAAAATAATCTTCCTCGATGTAATTGTCTTTACCCATGAAACCAATACTCGTTTCGAAATATTCTTTGTTAGTTGATTTGAAAGTCACAAAAACCTGATATTCGTCAATTAGAACGTTGTCTAATATTACAGCCAAACCTGCTTCAGCGTGTCCTGGTCCCAAATCGTTTATGGTTTGAAAACCTTCGATAACCACACTTAATACTGATTCAGTTCCAAATAGTCTTTTATCACTTCTTTTTGTTATACCAAAGGAATTGAAGATTTCATTTAAATGTTTTTCTTCTGCTGAAACTCGGAAAGTTTTATAATTTTCTTCTATTGCATCTATAATCTCAGGGAATGCGTATTTGAAAACTGAAGTTTCCCTGTCGTTCATTCCGTTATCTTTACTATCCCAAAATCTTGGATAACCTGAATTATCAAAATGAATTGCGATTTTTGAATAATCTTTGTTTGTCGAATTTGCTTTATTGATTATATAGTATAAAGCCTGACTTCCTGACGTGTATCTTTGAAAATGGTCAGGTGATTGTGCAGTGGTACACCATTTTGTGTTGGAACCGTACTTACAAGAAGCCGCATGAGAAATTGGTTTAACAACCAAAAATTTATCATCTTCGTAAATCTTTTCTACCTGATTTTCTAATTCTTTATTTTTCTTTTTTCTTCTAGCGAATTCAACTACTTTTTCTAACTCATCAAGAGAAACGTATTGATTGATATCTTTTTTGGGAAATTGGGATTGGAATTTATCAAAATCTTTGATAAGTTCTACAAGTTTTTCCAATTCATTCAAATCTAATTCACCATCACCATCTGTATTTTTCAACACAAAGTCAGTGTATTTGTGATTAAAATCTTGTAAATCAGAAATATTCAAAATATAATCTAAATCCTCATCATTAAATTTAGTTGAATATTTTTTCTTTAAGTCTTCTTTTCGACCTTCCTTAAGTAAAATTGAGAAAAACTTCATATGGTATAAATACCAATTATTTCCAAAACAACTGAATCAATAATATCGATAGACTTAGTATAAGACAAATGATTGTTTTCAGAGATAATGGCTCTTTTAACATAATCCAAGCCATAATCGAAAAAATCAAAACTCCGATAGAAAAACCAATTATTCGATTTGGCCAAGTTTGACCATCGTATAAATGTACCATTTCCCTACTTGCAAGAATAACAAAATATCCGATTGGTACTCCGATTAGAGACATTAAGAATGGATGGTCTTTAATCCATTTATTCCATAGATGACCTTGAAGTTGGTAGAAAGTGAATATCTGTGAGAGTATATACACCGAAAAAATAAAAAATATTGAACCTAATTTACTCATGTCTGAATTATAGTAAAAATTGAGGAAATAAAAAACCCCCATCCGAAGATGAGGGTTAATTAATTTTATTGATAGAAATTATCTACCGAAAATATATCTCAAACCAAGTTGAGCTTGCCATACGTCAAATACTGAGGAGTTCCACTGATATGTGTCTCTGATAAGACCTACAGTAGTGGTTCCGTTAGCATTTAAGATTGGTTGAGTAGACAATCTGTAAACAGGTTCACCTGCTGTGTTAGTAGATGAATAACTAAGAATCGCTGGGTTTGTTGCTCTTTGAGAAACACCCCAATCGTTGCTTAACATGTTACCAAAGTTCAAGATATCCAATCTAAGTTGGAATGTGTTTCTTTGACCTTTGATATCCACGAAGAAATCCTGTTGTACAGAGATATCAAATCTATGTAACATTGGAATTACTGAAGCGTTTCTTTCAGCATATTGACCTCTTCTCGAAGAAAGATATTTGTCTTGGTCAATGTAAGCATCAAATGCTGCTTGTTGTTCAGCTTCAGTAAAGGTTCTCGTTCCTATTGTTCCATTTGCAAGTAATGCATTTGAAACTGTGATTGGAATAAATTTGATATCAGAACCTTTGTTTGGAACAAAGATAAGTTCGTTGTTATTAACTCTATCACCATTAAGGTCACCTGCCACAAAATAACTAAATGGATTACCTTGTTGACCAACATAACCTAATGTGATTGTTGTTGCACCTGCACCTTTCTTAGCACCGTTTTCTAACTTGTATCCTACAAGTCCTACGACTCTGTTTGGAATCCAGTTATCCGCGAATGCTAAAGGTAAATCATTGTTACCGTTGATTGCTCTTGCTGACTGCCAAGAACCTGAAGCGATTGAACCAGCACTCATGTAATCTTTAGAAAGTGAGGTAGTCCAAGCTAATGAACCCCATAATCCTTTCTGAGCTGGGTATTTTAATTCAAAAGTTGCTGAAGTATTGAAAGCACCTTCTTTGTTTGTTAATACCGCGCCCATTGAAACGTTATCATTTACTCTAACACCTGCATCATTTCTTGCGAATACCGCTCTTTTATCAGGACCATTGAAGACTCCTACAGGAGCGTCAAGGTTTGCGTTATAGTAATGAACCGCGTTTAAGAATCTATTGTACATAAGTTCTACTGTTCCTACAAAACCTAGAGGTAACTTTTTATCTGCCGCTAAGTTTGTTTTCCATACTTGAGGAAATTTGTAATTAGGGTCAGTGAAAGCTAAATCAAATGTAGATGGTAGTGTTGGAGTTTGTGGGATAAAGTATTGATTAGGGTTTGCAGTAAAACCGTAGTTTGCTGCTGCCGCACCTGATACATCAATAAACCCTGTTAGAACACCATTGTTACCCACTTGGTTTGAAACGAATACATAAGGAGGTCTACCTGTGAATACACCTGAACCACCTCTTACTTGTAAATCGTTTTTACCCTTGTGATTGTAATTGAAACCAATTCTTGGTTCGAATAGTACTTGAGTCTTTGGAAGAACAGCTGTGTTGAATTTTTCACCACCAGCAAAAGTCATTGCAGTTACTGCTTTGTTTTCTAAAGCTGTGTTTTCGAAACCAATAACAGCGACTCTAAGACCGCCAGTAATTTTTAAATTCTCATTGTGTTGATACTCATCTTGAGCGTAAACATCAAGACGTGATGTTTCCAAAACCTGCATTGGTGCAATACCACCAGGTAAAGCTGAATATCTTAACTGAAATCTTGCAGGAGCAAGAGTTGATGGTCTTCCACCGTTAGCGATTGATTGATTTGCCGCTGTATAGAAATCATTAAGAGAATTAAAGATGTAAACACCATTAGATGCTGGATAAAACAAGTTATTAGAACGATACTTTTCAAAGTTAACACCCGCAACGATTGTGTGCTTATCCAAAAATTTGGTTAAGTTATTAGTTACGTGGAATGTGTTGTAGTCCAACTTGTTTGATGGAGTAAATGGGTCAAAACCTACAGAAGCGTAAGTTGCGGTACCATTCATGATATCAATAGTTGGGAACATATTTGAAAGATATGCTCTATCCTCAATTTGAACATCATAACCAACAATCAAGTTGTTGTGTAATGTGTTTGAGAACTTACTGTTGAGTTCTAATACAGAGGAACGAGTGTTATCTTGAATAATATAACCACTGTTCTTGAAACTCATTGCATTGAACTGAGTAGTTCTGTTACCAGCACCTGCTGATTGTGAATTTGAGATATTAATCTCAGCAGATGAATTGTGATGTACATAACGACCAGTTAATTTGTGTTTGTCGTTGATGTTCCAATCCAATCTTACCAAGAATTTCTCAGAAGTGTTTGCGTTATTATAATTTTCCCATGGACCTGTTTCGTAGTTGAAATTTGTTCTCATAAAATCTGATAGAGTTTTCATGTCTGAATAAAGTACTCTTGAGATTTGAGAACCCGCCAAAGGTGAACCTTGGGAAATCCAAGTAGTCCCTGGTTCGGTTTTCTCCAAACTTTCGTAGTTACCAAAAATGAATAATTTGTTTTTGATAATTGGAGCACCTAATCTGAAACCTCTGATTGACTCTTCAAATTTTGAAGCAGTCACTGTTGTTCCTTTAGCGTTGTTACCTACGTAACGCTGATTGTCTCTGTTGAATTGATAATAAGAACCTTCAACTTTGTTTGAACCACTTCTTGTTACAGCGTTGATACCAGCACCAACAAAACCACTTTGACGAATGTCGAAAGGAGCTACGTTGATTTGAAGTTGGTCAATCGCATCCAAAGAAATAGCACTTGAACCTGTTCTACCGCCCGCTTGAGCAGATGAACCAAGTCCGAAACCATTATTAAATTGAGAACCGTCAATAGTAAAATTGTTCAATCTACTATCCGCTCCACCGAACGAACGACCATCACCCATTGGATTGTACTTGGTGATTCCGTCGATTGTTCTCGCACCTGTAATGGGAACTGAAGTTAATTCTTTTCTACCAAACTGCTGAGACGCACCAGTTCTGTCGATACTGAAAGTGTTGTTTCTATTGAAACTAACAACAACTTCCTGTAAGGACTTGATATCCTCAACCAAAATTACTTCCAAAGTAGTTGTGATACCTAAAGAAGTATTGATATCAGATAGTTCCTTCATTTTGTAACCCACAAAAGATACATGGACTACGTAAGGACCACCAGGACGAACAGCGGGAATGGTAAAGCTACCAACTTTGTTTGTGGATGCACGATATTCAGAACCCGTAGGTTGGTGAACAACGTGAACCGATGCTCCCACTAAAGCATCTCCTTTTTCATTTTTCACAACACCAGACAGGGCAGATGTAGTTATTTGCCCGAAAGATGTTAGAGTCACTAACAAGGATAAAAGCGACGCGAAAATTGCTTTTTTCATGTTTTTTTTGTTTATTGGTTTATAAATAAAAAAATCCCGTGGGTATAAGCCGACGGGACTTTGCTATTCGCGAAGTTAAGTTCGTGTACAGGTAATAAAAATTTTTCATAAAATTCCTCTCCAAAAAATAAGTATTCATTGACTCACACAAAACATTAAAAGTATATTAAGAAATCTTTAAGAAGTCAAACAAAAAACCCCAAGTTGGACTTGGGGTTAATCTGGTGGAGAAGACGGGATTCGAACCCGTGTCTTGTTCGCGATAACTATAAATGACTACACGTTTATTACAACATTGTTTCTCAATGTTCCGAAATATTAGGTTTGATATTTGTGAGAACCCCACCTACAAACAACTTGGTCTCAGAATTATTTTAAACGAGCTCTGACCTGTGACCCGTAAATTGGACTTCTGTTCCTAGGTTAATGTCCTAACCGACCCGAATAGTTGTGTCTTAATTAAGCAACAACTGTAGCTTCTTCAGCGATTAAACCGATAGCAGCCATTTTAGCAAAAGTATTGCCGTTTGTGTTTCAAATCAGTTTTTAAGGAGTTAATTCAGCTCCTACGTGCCACTTATACCTACACACGCCAATCAATGCCATGTCTTCCCCAATAATTTCAATGAACAAAGCAAATATAGGTATAAATATTCTATTTCCAAACTTAACTTCTATTTATGTGATATGGAATTAGGTGATTCTTTTTATGGATTGAGAAATTTTGTTAAAGGTAGAATTTCCAAATATGAATTGGAGGGTATTGACCCTGCAATTGATAGAATAAGTTTGAATTCTACAAATCCAGCACAATCCACTGTAATACTTAACTTTGAATCATTCGAGAAATTAGGTAAAATGATAGGATTGAGTGACGATGATATTTGGTTTTATCAAATGGTCACATCACCATATCAACAATATGAGGCTTATGATTTTTACACAGCCGACGATGATTGGAAACAAGGTTATGGTGCTTGGTATGATATTAGTCCTGAAAATATGGAGTTGATGGAAAAAATTGCCAAATATTATTTTAATACTGTAATTGATTGGAATGATAATGATAGTATGGGAGATTTTGGTGAAAAAATGGACAAATTTTTCCCGAAAAGTGTGACTAATATTGTTCAAGATTGGACACATGAAAAAAATAGAGAAATGAATCATGTTGCTCGTGAACACGTAGAAAGTGAACTTGAGAATTTCTTGAAAGATTTTGGGTTGAATTTATATGGTGGTGATAGTATCAAAACTACCGTCGCTGACTTGATTGCTCTATACTTACAATTTGGAGTACCTCATCTATCTCTAACCAAACTTTTCAAAGAAATTTTCAAAGATTCTAATAGAACAATAGGTGGTTGGGACGAAGATAGGTACGAATACCAAGATGATGAACATTTCGATAAAGACTCTTATAATAGAACAGTGGAAAGAGAATTAGAAGATATACTTGAAAAACTTGAAGAAGAGGAGGATGGTAACTCACTTCAAGACTTTGTAAAAATGGTTGATAAAATATCAAACAAATATAAAATAAATGTTTGGTATGATTTACCAAAAGATGATAAGGTTATTTTTAAGATTAGAGGGTTTGATAGAAAAGATGGGAAAATTGATATAAGTTTGAAAAAAAGGGGGTCTGGAGATTTCAAAGATTTTGCTGTTACAGAAGAAACTTTTTATAGATTACTATACCAACCAGAATTATTTCGTTTGGAATTTTAAGGAATAATTCGTACTTTTGTTTAATGACTAAAAATATAGAATTACTAAAACAAGTTTTGAGTATCCCAACCAAGACTTACAAAGAGGATATGATGATTTCATATCTTTCTAAGTGGTTGGCTGCTAATAATATTGAATTTTATTTAGACGATAAAAGAAATATCTACGCAACAAAAAAACCCCAAGGTGAATTACCAAAAGATTTTTATTTTCCTTGTGTAATCTCACACACAGACACCGTTCACAGTTTGGATGTTATCAACGTCATTGAAGAACAACTTCCAAATGCACAGGACGAATTGAAATTATCTCTCAAAGGTTATAATGATTTGGGAAGACCGACAGGTATTGGTGGTGACGACAAATGTGGAGTTTTCGCTTGTATGACCTTACTTCGTGAATTACCTTATCTTAAGGCTGCTTTCTTCGTTTCTGAAGAAACAGGGTGCCACGGTTCGCGTAGTGCAGACCCTGAGTTTTTCGAGAACGTGGGTTACGGAATTCAATTTGATGCACCTGAGAATTGGATGATTACTGAGAAATGTTTTGGACAAGTTTTGTTTGACCGTGATTCTGAATTTTTTAAATCTTGTGATGAAGTATTAACTGAAGGGATGGTGAAAGAAAACATGCAATATATGGTCCATCCCTATACTGATGTTTATGCCTTGAGAGGAAAATTCGATTTTTCTTGTATAAACTTTTCAATTGGTTATTACAACTATCACACCGCTAATGAATATGTTGTTGTTGATGACGTTTTTAACGGAATTGAAATGGGAAAAAAAATGATTGAGAAATTAGGGTATAATCTTCACTATAAGAAGTCACAAGATTATGTTCAGAGGTCTTACACTTTTTAAATGAAGTCTTCTAACTGACTTATATATTTTTTAACCATCGGGTGGTCTTGTATATCATTATATTCGACCCCCGATTTTTTCATTTCTTTCACTTGGTTCATAATTTGTGAAAGTTGAAATCTAACACCCTGAGACATCATAGGGTAATTCTCTATATAACTTGAAAGTCTAAATTGTTGTTTTGCAATTTCTATTGGTATACCCAATTTAATAACCAGTTTTGCCACCATATTTTTAGCAAATTGGTCTGCGTCGAGCTCCATTTCCCAATAGTGTTCATATAATTTTTCCAAATCATTCAAATCGAAATCGGTAAAGGGATTTGGCATTTTTATGTCTCGGACTTGTTGGTCGTGCCTTATTTCGTGAAAAATCGTATATAAAAAATCACCAATTGTCTTCATGTTCATTGGTGAACAAATGATAACTTGGTCTCTTGTTCTTACACCAGCAAAACCTGTTGTACATGAATTTAAAAATTTCACATTAACTTTTCGTTTTTGAATATAATTTTTAACAAAGGTTTCGATTTCACCAACCTTGGATTTATATTCACTTGGAAAATTTTCTTTGAACTGATTTAAAAGTCTCGAGAGATTACTCATTCTTATAAATATAAAAAAAAGGGACTTATCGTCCCTTTTTTTCTATAACTACATTTTCACCGTCAACTTTTAACTTGTAGTTTTTATTTTCTAACATTTTTCCTGTTAACACTTCCTCCGAGAGTAAATCTTCGATTTTATCTTGAATTGCTCTTTTAAGAGGACGAGCTCCATATAGTTCATCAAAACCAACTTTAGAAAGATACTCAACCAATGTCTCATCATAAGACACTTTGTAGTTCATATCCTCAAGTCTACCAATCAACTTCTTAAGTTCGATTTCAGTAATCTTCTTGATATCATCTTTACTCAAACTGTTGAACACGATTGTGTCGTCAATACGGTTGATGAATTCAGGAGAGAAGAAATTTTTCATTTCTTTCATTAACACCTGTTTTTTAGCTTCTTCGTTTCCGTAAGCACTTGTACCGAAACCGATACCTGTTCCAAAATCTTGAAGTTTTTTCACACCCAAGTTTGAAGTGAGAATAATCAAAGTATTCTTGAAATTAATCTTACGTCCCAAACTATCTGTAACGTGTCCGTCATCAAGAATCTGAAGTAAAACAGTAAACACGTCTTTGTGAGCTTTTTCCACTTCGTCAAAAAGAATCACTGAGTAGGGTTTGTTCTTCACCTTTTCTGTGAGTAGACCACCTTCTTCATATCCAACATAACCTGGAGGAGCCCCCACCAATTTGGATACTGTGTGTTTCTCTTGGTATTCAGACATATCCACACGAATAAGTGAATCTTCAGAACCGAACATTTCTTTAGCTAATTGTTTAGCTAAGTGAGTTTTACCCACACCAGTTGAACCCAAGAATACAAAGGAACCAATTGGACGATTCGGGTCTTTAATTCCCAAACGGTTTCTTTTGATTGCTTTTGCAATTTTCTTCACCGCATCGTCTTGTCCAATAACCTTACCCATAAGCTCTTTGTCCAAGTTGAGAAGAGCTTTTGTATCGTCAACACTCATTTTGTTAACAGGGATTTTGGTCATGTTTGAAACAACATCATAAACATCTTCCAAAGAAATTTGTTTTTTGTTGTTAATCATTTCTTCCTCAAACTTCTTTTTCTCGTTGTCCAACTTATCCAAAAGTTTTTTCTCTTTATCTCTAAGTTGTGCCGCTTGTTCGTAGTTCTGTTTTTTCACAACTTCGATTTTCTGATTACGGATTTCCGCGGCTTTCTTTTTCAACTCTTCGATTGAAGGTGGAACTTTTAGTTCAGTTTGCATTCTTGCACCAACTTCATCCATGATATCAAAAGCCTTATCAGGGAACTCACGGTCAGTAATATAACGGTCAGCAAGTTTTACACAGGTCTCAATAACTTCATCAGAATAAGAAACTTTATGATATGTTTCATATTTGTCTCTGATGTTTTTTAGAATCTGAATTGTTTCAACAACAGAGGATGGGTCAACCATTACTTTTTGGAATCTACGTTCCAAAGCACCGTCTTTCTCAATATTCTTACGGAACTCATCCAAAGTGGTTGCTCCAATAATTTGAATCTCACCACGAGATAAAGCTGGTTTAAAGATGTTGGAACCGTCCATAGAACCTGCAGAGTTACCTGAACCAACTAAAGTGTGAACCTCATCGATGAATACAATGATATTGGGATTAGCTTGAAGTTCTTCAATGATAACTTTCATTCTTTCTTCAAACTGACCACGGTATTTCGTTCCCGCAACAACTGAAGTCAAATCCAAATTGACCAATCTTTTGTCTATTAAATTTCTCGGACATTCCCCACTTACAATCTTCATTGCAAGACCTTCGACAATTGCAGTTTTACCACAACCAGGTTCACCAATGATAATTGGATTGTTTTTCTTTCTACGAGATAAGATTTGAGCAATTCTCAGAATCTCACGGTCTCTTCCAATCACAGGGTCAAGTTTGCCTTGTTCTGCTAACTTATTCAAATCCCTACTGAAATTGTCTAATACGGGTGTACTACTTTCTGAGTTCTGTTTTTGTTTTTTACTCATTTTTTCGTCGTCGTCCATTAAATCATTCATAGTAATTAATTTTTGTAAAGATGTATCAAATTTTGGACTTAACCAAACTTTGAGACAAAATGTCTTATAGTTTATTTATCAACTGACTTTTTGTCGTGATTAGTCTCACGGCATAAAAGTTGACTATCACAAAGATAAATAATAAACTTAAAAAACAAAAATTAAAAACATGATGTACGCTTCAGAATTTAATGACCTATTCGACACATTCTTTAACAACAGAGGTCGTAACAATTTTAATTACAGCACAACAGTCTTGAAAAATGGTTCAGACGAAACTTATGAAATTAATCACACAAAAGATGGTGCATACCTATTCTTTGAGGCACCAGGTTTCAACAAAACCAATTTGAAGGCTGAAATGGAAGACGGAGTCCTCTACATTAATGGTAAAAGAACCTACAAATTAAATGGTGAAGAAAAAACAAAAACAATTAACAAGGAATTCAAAATCGGTGATGGTTATAATGCGTCGTCAATCGAAGCAACTATCGAAGATGGTATGTTAACTGTGTTTGTACCCAACTACAAAAAACAAGATAAGAAAAGAATTAGTATTCTTTAAGATTCAATAATGGACATCCGTAAAACCCTCATCATTTTGGTGGGGGTTTTGTATTTATAGATATGAAACCATATTTCGAGTTAATTCAAGATAGTTTAGCCCTTAGAAATTTGTTAGATGTTTATTTGGAAATGAGGAAGCATTTCCAAGAATTAGGTTTCAGTGAGTCCGATTTAGATGACCCTCCAACTTATACTGCAAAGATGATAAATTTACATGATAAATTTACCAGTAGACTAAATTCTTTACATCGTATGATAAGTGATTATGGATTTAATATTGAACGTGATGAGTTGGTAGATTATGTACAACCACTACTTCTCAAAATAAACGAATTAACACCTTTAAAAGATGGCGATAACAAGAGAAACAATTCAAGGGACGAAGATTATCAACGAGATTAAATCTTCTAATATTAAATCTGCAGAATACGATACTGAATCAAAAAAACTTATTGTTGAATTCAACAATGGTTTCAAATATGAATACGACGAAGTACCTCATCAGACTTACACCAAATTCAGAATGGCAGAGTCACAAGGTAAGTTTTTCACAACAGATATTTCCAAAAAATTCAAATACAAAAAACTATAACACTCTGACTATTTATTTAGGATGAGTAATTTCAATAAGATTATAGATAGTTTTTCAGTCCAAGATACTTTAAATCCAAAAATTTGGACAAACCCTTCTGACCCGAAGAAGGCAGTCATGAAACCAAAAGTTAGAGAAGCTCTCACGCGTATCGCTGAAGAGTTTATTGACTATTTGGGAGATGATGTATTCGTTGATGATGTAGTGCTTACAGGGTCTTTATCAAATTTCAATTGGTCAGAATTTTCAGATTTCGATTTACATGTATTGGTTGACTTACAACAGTATGAAAAAGACGCTGACTTATACAAAGAACTATTTGATTTGAAAAAGTTTGTGTTCAACGAAAGACATAATATAAAGATATATGGATATGATGTAGAACTGTATGCACAAGATACAGAAGAGATTCATACCAGTTCTGGTGTTTATTCAGTTATGAATGACGAATGGTTGAACATACCTGAAAAAATGAAATTTGAAATAGACAAGAAGGTTCTTAAAAACAAAATTGATTGTTGGGTTGAAAAAATAGAAAAAGCCACAGATACTGAAACTATAGATGATAACATCGAAGTTTTGGATAATTTGAAAAAGAAACTTAAGGAGTACAGAAAATCTGGGTTGGAAGGTAAAGGGGAACTCTCATATGAAAATTTAGTTTTCAAATTTTTGAGAAGGTCGGGTCATATAGAAAAACTGTTTGACTCAACCAATAAAGCAGTGGATAAAAAATTATCAGTTGAAAGAAAAATAGAAGAATCTTTCTAATCCGATATTTATTTGATTACGACGAATAATAACAATTATTCTGTGTAGTCGTATATTTATAAAGAAAAAATAAATGGCTTTAGTAACATATCTCGTAGGTTCGTGTTCTGGTGGTCCTGCAATACTTGTTGATTTCGATAGTAGCAATTTACCAGCAGTCAACGGAAATTATTATCTTACTTTCACGGGTGCAACAAGTGAAGGTTGTTATGATATAATCGATAATGCTGAACCTGCAACAGGTGTTGATTTAGTTGCTACTTTATCAACCGATTATGGTGATTGTGCTACATGCCAAGCGGTAGTTACTCCAACCCCAACAGCAACAACTACTCCAACAAAAACTCCAACACAAACTGCAACACCTACAGATACTCCAAATGTTACAAGTACACCAACGGACACTCCGAGTGTAACACCAACACCATCAGTTACTACATCAGCAACTCCTACAGGTACTCCTAATGTTACACCAAGTAACACTCCAACGGATACCCCAAGTAATACACCAGCTGTTACCCCAACTTCAACAGTAACTCCATCTTTAACAGCATCCAACACACCAACACCATCAGTTACCGCAACTCAAACAGGAACACCAGCGGTTACACCAACTGCAACAGCTACAGCAGCAGTGACCTCAACCCCAACGCCAACAACAACTAAAACCCCGACACCTACACCAACACCTCCAGGTTATTGGTTGATTACCGATTGTATTGGTACTTCATGGAGTGTAGAAATTACGGGCGTATCTCCAACAATTGGAGATATGTATATCTTCACATTTGATAATAATAATTTAGACTATAACTGTTACTTCGTTACTGATACCAGCTATGGTCCAATAGTTGCAACAGCAACATACCTAAGTGGTCCTTACGTAGATTGTGCCGAGTGTGGAGTTATTTACACAGGTACATCAGTAAATCAGTTCTATGAATACACCGCAGCAATGGAAGGTTCCTTCAGTGGAGGTACATTACCTGCAGGTGTACAAGTACCACACCCTGGATTTGCAACAGAGAACGGTATAGCAGTCCAACTAAACGCAGTACTCTTAGGAGGAGTAAACGGATTAAATAGTTAAAAAAACAATAGTTTATAATATGGCAGACTTAAAACCAATTGGAAGTGAAAAGCTCACAGGCCAAGACAAGATAAAAAGAATTATGGAAATTGCTCGTTTCAAAGAGAATATTCCTAATACATTGAATGAGACTAGTAGAAGCGAATACGGTATCAATCTTGCTGATGGGAAGTCCTATGAAATTGTAAAAGAAAGACAAGGATACATCATTAAGAAAGTTGTGACTGAAGGAGTTACAGAATACATTGAACCTATGAAAAATAGAAAATACTATTCTTCATATTCACAAGCTTTCAAGAGATTGAATTTATTTGCTGCCGAGTTAAATAGATTAAACGAAAACGAAGAAGGTGTTTCACTTTTTGGAGAACAAAAGAAATTTGTTCTTAAAACTCCAAAACCAGCAGCGGAACCCGCTCCTGAAGCAATGGCACCACCAATGGCTCCACCACCAGTTCCTTCACCTGAACTTCCTCCATCTCCTGATGCTATGCCTCCTTCACCTGAAGGTGGTGACTTAGGAATGGGTGCAGAAATGCCGATGGATATGGGAATGGATATGCCTGATGAAGGTATGGATGCTCCTGAAGGTGAAGAAGTTTCGATGGACGCTGAGGTTGATACAGAAATGGGCGGTGACGTAGAAGAAAAAGTAACCTTCAAAACAATTCAAAAACTTACAGGAAAGTTAACTCAGAAAATTAGAACTCTTAATAATGAAGAAGGGATGACTTCTGAAAATATTAAGTATGTAATTAACATGGTTTTATCATCACTTGATTTGGGTTTACTCTCTGAAGAAGATAAAGAGGACATCATGTCGAAATTTGACGAGGTTGAATCAGAAGATGAAATGGGTGGAATGGAAGATATGGGACCTGAAGAGGATATTACATCAGATACAGAAGTAGAAGATATTCAAGCTAATATGGACGTACCTGTAGAAGGTGAAATGCAAGAGAGAATTGGTAACGGAGCAATTTTTGATAGTATCTTCGGAGAATCAAAAGTAGATAAAGTAATTTCAAAGTATTTTGAAGTAAGTAAAAAAGAAATTCTTGAAAACAGAGAGAAATTTGTACAGAAGAAAAGACAAAGCGCTATTTCGGTTAAAAGACAAATGGTGGAGGTTCAAAGATTGGTTGAGAGTGTTGAACAAAAATTGGCGGCTCAAAAGTTTTTGGAAGAAAACACTAAAGCAACTATTGTTGGGAAAACTAACAAGAAAAATTTAGTTTTCGAAAACAAAGGTAAACAAGTTAAAATTTCACCAGAAGGTTTGTTAGTATGAGTAAATTGATATACGTAAATGGATTAGGACCTAACTATAAAGGAGATAATCTTTACGAATTCATTTTCTCGGATACAACAGACGTTTGGGGAGATTCTTGGGAGAGCAAACCATCAAATGGTTATCCAACTCCACCCGAGTTAAAATATATCAAAAAAGTGGGAGTTCTGAGAAATACCGATATAAAATTGGAATTGATTCAGAACTCCGATTTTTTTTCTATAATGGACGCAATGGATGATGTAGTTGCGTTAGCCTGGGAATCCGAAGATGAGAATAACAAAGGAAGATTAGTATTCAGATTCGGTCAGACAGAACAAGAAATAAAAGATAAACTCTATGAAAGAGATTTAATCTTAGAATTTGAAAAGAAAGAGGTTTATGAAAAATAACATTAAAGCATACGAATTGATTGAAAGAGGCCTATCAGCCAAAACTGTTTCAAAATTGAATGAATCACAGATTGAAACACTTTATAAAAAATTGGTTATTTCTGAACAAGTAACAGAAGTCCCAACAAAAAAAACTTACAAAGTAGGACCTAAGGGTGGAAAAGTTGGCAATGTTATGGTGTCTACTGACCCTAACACCAAAGAGGTAATTGTAACAACGGAAACTGAAATGACTGAGGATGAGACGGATGATGTTACAAACAAAAATGCTTTAGGTGCTGACGCACTCCAAAACCTTACAGGTCAAGATGCACCACACGACGCTAATGATATGGCACCTGACGGTATGGATGATGATTCAGACAATAACAGAAATATGATGGGTATGTCGGAGGAAAAGAAAAAAGAACAGAATCCTTGGGCTATTTGTACTGCTCAATTAGGTAAAGAATTTGGTACAAGAGAAAGGCACATGTGGTCAGCTAAGGAAAAAAACAAGTATGAAAGATGTGTGAAGGACGTAAAAAAATCTTTGAAAGAAGGTAAAAATCCTGTATCTTTATTTCTCGAAAATGAAATCATGAAAATTGTAGAAAAAAATTTACCACCAAGAATTACTAAAGGTGATTTAGTAAAATATCTTTCTGAAGCGGGACCTGCAACGGCTCCAACAAAACCAGCACCTGGTACGAAACCAACAACAAAACCTGGTAAACCAGACCCAAGACCGAGACCTAAACATCCTGGTAAGAATCCAAATCCTGGTGAAAATCCTGCACCAAAAGCGAAAAGGGTATCCCCTGAAGTTGCTAAAGATGAAGTAATGGATTTGATTATGAAATTATTAGAAAAATAAGATGGCAAAGAAGTTAAAAGAACAAATCAATTACGGGGATAGACCCGAAAGAATGGACCCAAATTTGGAAAGGAAACTTGGAGACCCAGAAGGTTTATATGCTAAAAATCCATCCATGAAAAAGGGTGTTTCTGACGTTCAGAGATTGGTGAGCTCCAGATTTGGTAAAGTTGCTGATAAATTGAAGCAAGTCACAGGAAATCAGAATATAGGTTCAAAACAAATTCAACAAATGATTTATCAAGAAATGATGAGTCGTGTTCCTAACATCATGAGAATTGAGAGTAGACACAGAGACGAACTTGAACAATTAGCTGTTGAGGCTTCTTTAGATGAGTTACAGATACCTGAAGATTGGTTTACAATCGAACCTTATTTGAATAGAGCCCCAATAGATACATCCAATTTCAGATACCAACCTGATGAAGATGATGAGGAAGAAGAGGATGAGGAAAAAGCAAAACTATCTATTCCATCTTTTGATGTTGAAGATTTGACTGATGAGGAGATTTTGGAATTGGAAAAACATAAGAGAAATATCATTAATGCAATCATCCAAGGTGCTGCAAAGAAAGGACACTATCTTTTTCAAAAACCTGAGGTAAAGGCTAGACTTGATGCCATTGACCCTTCTCTATACAGAGATTATTTGGGTATAATGGCAATCAATGATTTCCTTTATTTCACTATGGAGCAAATGATTGAGATGATGAGTCAAACAGGTCAAGGAGTTGCAGGAAAAGTTGAATTAAGTGATAGTGACCCTGATGATGAAGAAGATGGTGAAGGTTCAGAAGAAAAACCTGATACCGTTATTAAAGCTTTCGGTATGATGTTTCCAATTTTATGCCATGAAATTATCAAAGGTGTTGAAGAAGCCAAAGGTAGATATGGTTTACCTCAAGACCAAGGCATGAGACAAAAGGTTCAAGGTCAAGTAGATATACTTTCAAACGAACCAATGCAATTGAGAATAGGTCCTGAAATTGTTGAAAAAATTAGATTTGCGTTACCTGATGCAATGTTTGACGACGAAAACAAAGGTCTGATAAACTGGTTTCACATTCAGTTATACCAAATACCTGCCGAAGAATTTTTAGAGATTATAGGAAATGCTATTTCCGAAGACCAATCCAAAGTCAAAAAGGCTACACAAAGATTCGATGAAATTATGAAAGAGGCTCAAGAACTCAAAAGAGAGTATGATGACTACAAGGAAGAGAATGGTTCAGACTCTGAGGATGAGGACGATGAGGATGATTTGGATGATTTCTTAGGTGGTTTAGGTATATCGATGCCTAAATAATCCACATAGTGACTAAAGAACAATTAATTATAGAGGTTACAAAATGCATGAGGAGTACTCCTTATGCATTAAAAACCTATTTACAGACTTACGACAACACAGTTCAGAAATATGTCCCATTAGATTTGTTTCCTGACCAAGTTTCACTAATTGAAGACTACGATAACTACAACGAAAATATTGCCCTAAAATATAGACAGGCAGGTGTTTCTACAGTCACCGCAGCATGGGCTTCAAAAAAACTCGTCTTCGCAAAGAAAAACAAACCTGAAAAAATACTAATAATTGCCAACAAACTAGACACATCAGTTGAAATGGCTAATAAAGTTAGAGGGTTTACTGAACAGTGGCCTTCTTGGGTTGGTGTTGGTTTTTCTGCGGAAAAAAATTCACAAAGACATTTCAAATTAACAAATGACTGTGAGGTAAAAGCGGTTGCAACTTCAAAAGACGCACTTCGTGGTTATACCCCCACAATTTTGATTTTTGATGAGGCGGCGTTCATTGAGGCGGATAATGATTTCTGGTCTGCCTGTATGGCATCACTTTCTACAGGTGGTAAGGTTATTGTGATATCTACACCAAACGGTTACGATGCAATCTATTACGATATCTACGACCAAGCCTTAAGAAACATGAATGAGTTTAAAATCTCAGAAATGTTTTGGTATCGTGACCCACGATATACTCGTGATTTGTACATGGTCAAAACTAATGATTTGGTTCATTTCTTATTGAATAGAGAAGACTATCCCTCAGATACTGTTGTAGATTTATCTATTGATAATCCTTATGAAAGAGACCATTCAATAACAACAGATTACATTGAAAAGGGTTACAAACCTTGTTCAGCTTGGTTTGAAGGAATGGTCAAAAAACTCAAATTTGATAGGAGAAAAGTTGCGCAGGAATTGGAATGTAACTTCTTGGGTTCAGGTGATAACGTTTTTGAATCTGAGTTGATGCAAACTATAGCCAAAAACCAACTCAGAGAACCATCCGCAAAATTGATGGGTGGTTCCCTTTGGATTTTCAAAGAACCTGAAAATAGTCACAAGTATGTGATGGGGGTGGACGTTTCAAGAGGAGACTCGGAAGATTTCTCTTGTATTGAAATCATTGATTTTGATGAAAGAGAACAGGTTTTGGAGTATGTAGGTAAGGTTCCACCTGATGTAATTGCTGAAATTGCATTCAAATGGGGTTCAATGTATAATGCATTTTGTGTGATTGATATTACAGGAGGTATGGGTGTTTCAACCGCTAGAAAAATGCAAGAGATGTCCTATCCATCAGGTTTATATGTAGATAATGTTGACCCATCAAAAAAGTGGAAATGGGACCCAAAACTGAATGAGAAAATTCCAGGAATAAATTTCAACTCAAAAAGAGTACAAATTATCTCTGCATTTGAAGAAGCCGTAAGACATGGATTTAAAACTTACTCTCATAGATTGTACAATGAAATGAATACTTTCATTTATGTTAATGGAAGACCTGACCACCAAAAAGGACATCACGATGATTGTATAATGGCAATGTCTATGGCTATCTACATCGGAGAAAAATCCTTCCAATCATTACAGAAAGTTGTAAACCATACAAAGGCTATGTTGAATTCTTGGTCGACAGCTATCAATGAAAACAAAAATACCTCTGAATTTTTCAACCCAATGGTCCCACAAATGGGTAGACAAAACCCAAATTCCCAAGGTCCTACTAAACAGGACTACCAAAAATATGGGTGGTTATTTGGTGCCAAATAACTATTTATATTATCAAGGTAAGAAGTAAAATTGTAATATGGCTGAAAAGAATTTAACGGTTTGGCAGAGGTTATCACAAACATTTGGTCCCAACTCATTACTCGGACAAGATTATCCAACATTCAAGTTTGATAAAAAGGAATTACTACGTACTAAAAGTAGGGAAGAGTATGAGATGGAGAAGTTGCAAGCGCAACAAACTTACTATCTCACTAATCAATGGGCAAAGGTTGAAAACAATCTTTATTCTCAAGCCATCTACTATGAACCAACTCGTTTATCGGCTCAGTACGACTACGAGTCTATGGAGTATACTCCTGAAATTTCCGCAGCATTAGATATCTACGCAGAAGAATCTACAACAACAAACGAAGATGGTTTCATACTACAAATCTACTCTGAATCTAAAAGGATAAAAGGGGTATTAGCCGATTTATTCAACAACAATCTTGATATCAATACTAACTTACCAATGTGGACAAGAAACACATGTAAGTATGGTGATAACTTTGTATACCTAAAATTAGACCCTGAAAAAGGGGTAGTTGGATGCCAACAGCTACCAACAATTGAAATTGAAAGACACGAAGTTGGGGTTAGTGCAAAAATTTCTGTTGATATCACACAGGAATTAGACAAAGATAAGAAAGCCTTACATTTCACTTGGAAGAATAAGAATATGGAATTCCAATCCTGGGAAATTGCTCACTTTAGACTTTTAGGTGACGATAGAAAACTCCCTTATGGAACTTCTATGTTGGAAAAAGCAAGACGCATTTGGAAACAACTTTTGTTATCTGAAGATGCGATGTTAATTTATCGTACCTCAAGAGCACCTGAAAGAAGAATGTTCAAAGTATTTGTTGGAAATATGAACGACGATGATGTTGAGGCATACGTACAACGTGTTGCAAACAAGTTTAAGAGAGAACAAATTGTTGACTCAAAGACAGGTAACGTTGATATGAGATTTAATCAGATGGCGGTTGACCAAGATTATTTCATTCCTGTACGTGACCCTGCAGCACCTGACCCAATTACAACTTTACCAGGTGCCACAAACTTATCAGAGATTGCGGATATCGAATATATTCAGAAGAAATTATTGACCGCTCTTCGTGTTCCTAAAGCATTTTTAGGTTTCGAAGAAGTTGTAGGTGATGGTAAAAACTTGTCTCTACAAGATATCAGATTCGCGAGAACAATTAATAGAATCCAAAAAAGTATGTTGGCAGAACTTAATAAAATCGCCATCGTACACCTATTCCTCTTAGGTTTTGAAGATGAATTACAAAACTTCACTCTTGGATTAACTAACCCGTCAACTCAAGCCGACCTTCTTAAAATTGACGTTTGGAAAGAAAAAATATTGTTGTATAAAGATTTGGTTGCAGACCCTGGAAATGGTATCCAAGCAACATCATCAACATGGGCTAAGAAACACATATTTGGTTGGTCAGATGAAGAAATTAGACTTGATTTACAACAACAAAGAATTGAAAGAGCTGTAGGTGAAGAACTTAAAGCAACACCAACAGTAATCAGTAAAACAGGATTATTTGATAATATTGATAAATTATATGGAAGTACCTCAGGTGGAACACCAACTGCAGGAGCGGCAACAACACCAGGAGGTACTGAAGAATTAGGAGGAGCTCCTCTACCACCTCCACCACCAGGGGGTGAAGAACCGTTACCACCACCTCCACCAGGGGGTGAGGCACCCGCGGCAGTAACACCAGAATCAACCAAAAAGGACATGAATATTTTATTGGAAAATAGTCTTTTTGAGAGGTCTAAAGCCATTGATTTAGGTAATGCACAACAATCTTTGGGAGAAATTGAAAAGGAACTTGAAAAGTTGTTAAAGTCATAGTATTTATAGGATAAATAAATAAAATGACTTTCGGCCAAATCAAATCCCTCATCGAAAAAAACCTTCTCGAGTCTTACAAAAATGAGAATGAGTTTAAGAAAAGACTACGCGAATTCAAACATAATGTTTTGAATAATAAATCAATTTCTAAAGTTTATAACCTTTACGACCAATTAAGTACTCCACAAGGACTAAGTGAGTCTGACGCCAAAGAATTTATTGATGAAGGAGTAAGTCTACTCCAAAGAATTCTACCTTCAATCAAACTTCCAAAGTCATTGGAAGAAGAAGTAGAAAACAATTACAAACACATTGATACTTTAGTTTATACAAAGAATACAAGTATTAAAGATAGAATTAATGCAAAGAAGAGTATTGAGTCAGTTTTGAAAGAACAAAAAAGTTCGATGAAGGAGTCAATCAATATACCCGTGACTTCAATGGTAAAAATTGCAAATCAGACTCTGAGGAATTACATTGAAACTATGGATGAAAATTCCAAAAAGGAATTTTTCCAAATTGTTTCTGAAGATAACAAAAACTTAGAGGGTAAATTTGAAGAGTTGAAAACAAGCGCAATTTCCAAATTACAATCTATTTTGGAAAATGAGAATGAAGGAGATGTAAAGACAAAAATTAACGAGACTATTAACAAGTTGAAAGATGAAAAATTCGACCAATTGAATTTTTTGAAACTTAAAAACTTGGAAAGTTCTCTCTAAGAATTTTTAACTTTATTTGTATAAATCGCTTTTAAGAGATTTTTCCTCTTTTTTACTGAAGGTTTTACGTATTCCTTTCTATAAAGAAGTTCCTGATTTTGTTTTGTTTTAATTACCTTTGACTTCAAAGTTTTTAAAGCTCTCTCAAGATTATCGGTATTTTGAATGTTGACTATTAGCATATATTACAAATATTTCAAATTTACAAGAAAATTTTGACTATCATGATTATATGTGGTATTTTTTATAAAAATAAACTACATAACATGAAAATTAATGAAGAAGGGAAAAAGTGTAAAGTTAAAGCTATTCACTCCAATCAAATCTAGTTACGGAACGGTAGATTCCAAAAATTTAAAATCATTATACATAAACATACAATCTTGGGTAACACCTAAATATGATACCGACAATTGGAATAGAGTTGTTGGTATATTGAGTAGAGAAATAAAACATTCAGTTTTTAGCTCAATAAATACTGATTATTTCAGAGAACAAAGCATCGTAGATTTAGACTTGAGAACAAGCGGTATTGCGTCAGGGAAAAAGTCTTTTTTCAACTTAGAAGTAAATTTATACGTAAAAACAGAAATGGATTTTAAATCCAAAGAGGTTAAAGATTCAGTCAAAAATGTTATAAAATCTATTTTCAAAGATAATATTTCTAACAACAAGTACTTTGAATTTTCCCTAACCAAAAAGACAGAGGTTAATAAAGTTGACTAACCAATATATTTATCTAAAAAAGCTTAATGAAAAATTTGAGAATATTAGAAGCAAATGAACTTGGTCATGGAATTTTGATTGAAATGGATGCTGGGTTTGTTTCACCTAAAGATGAAAAAAATATAAAAGTTTTACAGGAAGCCGCAAATTTAGATTATAGAAATCCTTTTGAATTCTATGCGGTTCTTCAGAAATACGATACACCAAACAGAAATGGTAGATTTTACCCTGAAAAAATTCTCAAAAGAGAAGCGGATAATTACAAAAAAATTATATCCAAAGGACTTTCAACTTCAGAACTGAATCACCCTGAGTCATCCTTAATAGATTTAGATAGAGTTTCACATCTTATAACAGACATATGGTGGGATAAAAATATTCTAATGGGTAAATTAAAATTGTTAACTACGCCAGGATTTCATGAAAGAGGTATAGTTTCATCCAAGGGAGATGTGGCGGCAAACTTAATGAGACAAGGAGTTACACTTGGTATATCATCGAGGGGTGTAGGTTCACTTAAAAAAGTAGGAGAAAGAAACGAAGTACAAGACGATTTTGAATTAATTTGTTTTGACTTAGTGTCTTCACCGTCAACACCTGGAGCTTACCTTTTTACCAATCCTGACGATAGGTCAAAATATGAAGAAAACTTAGAAGAAGAAAAAAAGAACCGTGAAAAATCAATTGAGCCAATGGATAAATCTATTGACTTGATGAAAAAACTTACTCATTATTTAGGAAAATAATTATATGGACGAGAAGTATTTTGT